TCACTCACAGGTCAATTGATTGGTGAGGCGGTAATCGGTTTTGGGACGCTGGCATTTGCTGTCCTAGCTCACACTGGGCAATTGCAGCATATGTCAATAGAGGCGCAATCTCTTATGCGTCTATCTATGTTTCTAGCTACATCCGCAACTACAGTGCACTTATGGATAACCATTAAGAAAATTGAAAAGTGATAGCTTCTTCTATGGGAGATGCCAAACTGTGGGCAGAGCAAGGTGGCTTGATCGGATTGATCACGCTCTCTCTGTTCATAACAATTTTCACGTTTATCAGGGTGATCTCAAAGCTGATTGCGGATGACAGAATCGAACGTAAAGATGTCCGCAAATCAAACGAGAAAACATTCGATAAACTGGGCAAAGCCCTTGATGAATTAACCGATGAACTCAAGAGAGGCCGAGATAAACGCGGATAGTAACCTCTGCAAAACTTCAAAAACATTATAAATAACATGGCTCACTCTAAAGCTATAGAGGAACGTATAACTAATAAGATTGACGAGAAAGGTGAAGAAGTTAAATATCTCTTAGGTGAGGTTAATAAACGTCTAGATAAAAACATATGAGCAAGATTAAAGAAGAGTTTAACAAATGGTTTAGTGATTTGGATATTAAGTATTTCAAAGCACATGAGTTCACTAATTACTTTGAACGCAATCTCAACACATTCCCACCTAAATCTAAGTGGAAGAATATGGTTGCTACTATCAAGTTGATTGATCGTCTTCGTGCTGACATTGGTATGCCTATCCGTTTAACATCCTCATACAGATCCAAAGCTTACAATGATAACTGCGGTGGTGCTCCCAAAAGCCTACACAAAGAGTTCAATGCTATCGACCTACAAGTTGATGGGCTTAAGCCATCCTACATCTACGCACGCTTGAAGAAGTATCGTGATGCAGGTGAGTTTGAAGGCGGCATTGGTAAGTATAACACTTTCGTTCATGTAGATACTCGCGGTTATAATGCAGACTGGTAATCCATATACAGCTCCGATGGGCTTAGATGAAGTTAGGACTCTAGCTGGGCAGTACAAACAGCTAGAGACTTATCGTACAGTCTATACTCAGCGTGCAGAGGCAGCAGCACAGATAACTATCCCACATCTCTTTCCAGAGACAGGTGCTAATTATGCCACTGAGTTTGATACACCTTATCAATCTATTGGTGCTAATGGAGTTAATGGTCTTAGCGCGAAACTACTTTTAGCCTTACTACCCCCGAATGCCCCATTCTTTAGATTACTAATCAATGAGGTTGAAGCCACAAAGGAAGGTGTAGATGCAGCAACTAGAGAAGAACTCGATAAAGCCCTAGCAAACCTAGAGCGTGAAGTTCTTAAAGAAATTGAGGTTATGGGATTCCGTAATACTCTCTATGCCGCACTGCGCCAACTTGTGCTATCTGGTAATGTCCTTATTCATATCAACGAAGATAACGCTAGGGTGTTTACTTTACGCGATTATGTTGTTGAGCGTGATGCAAGAGGCAACGTCTTACGTATCATCACTTGCGAGGCTTTAGATATAGCTGTGGTAAGTGATGAGGTAAGGGCTACAGCACTTCAGAAGGATCAATACTGTAAAGAAGTTAAAATCTTCACCCTCACTAAACTAGAGGATGGTAAGTGGATAACATATCAGGAGGTTAATGATGCTGAAGTTGATGGAAGTCGTGGTTCGTATAAGAAAAAGGAACTGCCATACATGGCGTTACGATGGGCTAAGATGGATGGTGAGCATTATGGTCGAGGATATATTGAAGAATATATTGGTGATCTTAACTCTGCTGAAGGACTTAGCAAAGCGATCCTAGAAGCAGCTACAGCATCAGCGAGAGTTATCTTCCTAGTTAATCCTAATAGCCAAACAAACATCCGTGACTTAACAGAAATACCTAATGGTGGATTTGCAAGTGGTAACGCTGAAGCTGTGCAAGCCCTACAAGTGGGTAAGCAAGCTGATATGAGTGTAGCTATGCAGGTTCTCAATGGACTTAAGGAAAGACTTTCCCAAGCATTCCTAGCTGGTGCAAGTAACGTACGTCAAGCCGAGCGTGTTACAGCAGCAGAGATTAGAATGATTACACAAGAGTTGGAGTCTACCCTTGGTGGTCTTTACTCTATCTTAGCCACTGAGCTTCAACTTCCATTGGTATCAGTGATGCTAGCGAAGATGAAGAAGGATGGTAAGATTGGTGATCTCCCACAAGAGTTAGTACAACCAGCAATCGTCACAGGTGTAGATGCACTTGGTCGTGGTAATGATGTACAGAAGTTGGATGAACTACTAGCGGGATCACTTCAAATGTTTGGTGAACAAGCATTGAGCATGGTTCATGTTGGTGAATACTTATCACGCAAAGCTAGTGCGTTAGGAATCCAGACTGAAGGACTTATTAAAACTAGCGAAGAAGTGTCTAATGAGAAGAATCAGATGGCACTGCAAGAAACAGCTCAAGCCGTAGCACCGCAAGTAGTTGGTGGTATGGCACAACAACAATAGTAATAAATGAATACACACGTAGAACACCAAATTGAAACAGATCAGACAGCAATCCCAACGATGGAAGAGAAGGGTGCTGAGATTGACGCAGCCGCAGTTGAAGCAACAACACAGCCAGACTCTCTTGGAACGTCCTCAGAACGCCCAGAATACCTCCCAGACAAGTTCGACACTCCCGAAGACTTAGCAAAAGCGTATGCAGCGTTGGAAGCTAAGATTGGTGGTAACAAAGAACCAGAGCGCGAGGAGGGACTTGGACTAGATTCTAAAGAAGAACCAGCAGTAGAGACACCAGATGTAACAACTCAGCAAGAGGTTATTAATGTAGCTGCTGAACAGTTCTTCGCTGATGGTGAACTCAATGAAGGTTCTTATGCAGCACTAGAAGCTCAAGGTATTTCAAAGGAGTTAGCAGATCAGTTCGCACAAGGACAAGAGGCTATGAAGCAACTTCAATCTGTAAGCCAAGAACAAACTACTCAACAGGTCTATGACTCAGTTGGTGGTGAGTCTGAGTACAAGGCTATGGCTGATTGGGCTAGAACTTCATTATCACAGTCTGAGCAAGAGTCTTATACTAACTTAGTTAATTCAGATGATATTAATACTATTAAGTTGGCAGTAAGTGGATTGCATAGTAAGTATATTAATGAGAATGGTTCAGCACCTAAGACAACTATCAATGGAATGCAAGCCACATCTGGAGTACAACCTTTCGCTAACAAGCTAGAAATGCAAGCTGCTATGGCAGATAAGCAATACAAAGCTAACCCCGCCTTCCGCAAGCAAGTTATAGATAAGCTTGCAGTATCAAACTTCTAATAACAACTTTCACCAATATAGGATAATAACAAAGCTAGTTTAACGGATGCCCAGTGTTCTGGATAACATCGACAGTCAATGACAAGACGAGTGATTAGAGATGAGGTAAAACCAAACCCAAACTAATAATTATATTATGCCAACTACAGATGTATCCCGACAAGGGCAAGTAAATGCAACAGGTGACGCACGCGCCCTGTTCCTCAAAGTATTTAGTGGTGAAACTTTCACTACTTTTAATCTTCAATCAGTGATGCGTCAGCGTCACCAAGTTCGTACCATTACCAATGGTAAGTCAGCGCAGTTCCCTGTAACTGGTATCGCTACAGCTAATTACCACACAATCGGTCAGAACATTCTCGACCCTGCGAATGGTAATCTTAATAACATCAAGCACAACGAGCGTGTCATCTCTATTGATGATAAGCTTATGTCTAACGTCCTCATCTCTGATGTTGATGATGCTATCAACCACTATGACGTAGCCTCAGTCTACTCTACAGAGATTGGTAACGCATTGGCTAACCAGTTTGATGGAGCTTGTATTAAGGTTGTAGCAGCCGCAGCACGCGCTGAATCAACTATTGATCGTGATGGCTACCGCACATTTGGTGGTACTCGTATCTTCTCCAACACAGCAGGTGGAGCAGAAGGTGCTGATGATGTGAACATGGACTTCGGTGCTACGTTCGCAACTGGTTCACAGATTGCAGATGCACTTCACAAAGCTAAGGTAGTCTTCGATAAGAAGAACATCCCAAGTGAAGGTCGTACAGCACTCTTCCCACCAGAAGAGTATGGTCAGCTTGTAAGTGAGTTTGACGATGTAACTAAAGCCAAGATCCTCAATGGTGACATTGGTGGTGAAGGTTCTTATGCAGCAGGTACACTTGGTCGTATCGCTGGATTTGAGATTGTTATGTCCAATAATATGCCGAATGGTCAAGATCTATCAGCAGTAACAGATGGTGATGGTTCAGCTAAGAACGATGTGTTTGGTACTGAAGGATCTGGTTACAATGGTAACTTCCTTGCTACCCGTGGACTATGTTTCCACGCTTCAGCAATCGGTACAGTTATCCTTCGTGATATGTCTACCGAGATGGACTGGAAGAGTGAGTACCAAGCTGATCTCTTGATTGCTAAGTACCTCCTTGGACACGGCATCCTTCGCCCAGAGTGCGCTATCGAAATCTCTGACGGCAACAAAGCTTAGTCTTAACCCCCCTAGGGTAGTGTCGCTCAGTGTGGCACTACCCTTTCTTTTAATTATGCCAAACGGATTCACAACAGAACTAGCAGCAGTAAACATCATCTTGCAGATGCTTGATGAGGAGCCTATTAACTCACTAGGTGGTGATCAACCATTTGAAGTGACGCAATCCCTAAGTTCACTAGAAGAAGTGAGCCGAGAGATTCAAAGTCAAGGTTGGCATTTCAACACTGAGTACAAATATCCACTAACCCCAAATACTGAAGGTGAGATTATTCTCCCGCAGTCTACATTGGAGTGTGATATTGACCCTTTATTTAACAGCAATGCAGGAATTACAGATTACATCCAACGTGGTGTAAGGTTGTATGATCGTGAGAACAGAACCTATAACATTGGTAGAGAATTGAAAGCTACGATGGTGAACTTCCTAGACTGGGATGATCTGCCAGAACCATTCAGACGTTGGATCTTTGTTAAAGCTGGTAGGACATTATATAATAGAGTCATTGGAGATAACGCTACAGATCAAAAGCTAGGCAGGGAAGAGATTCAAGCTAAAGCAACTGCTGAGAACTTCAATGCACGCACAGCAGATAAGACAATCTTTGATAACGATGTTGGGTACTCTATCCTTAATCGACGCATGAGAAGAAACAGCCGTAACAATCAATTCGGATAATGCCTTTAATTAACACAACAATACCAAACCTTATAGGTGGGATCTCACAGCAACCAGACAGGTTGAAGTTTGAGGGACAATGTAGTGACTCACTTAATTGCCACGCATCAACTAAAGATGGGTTGATTAAACGCTCTGAGCTATCTTATGTGGCTCGTTATGGTGATATATCTACAGAGGATTCATTGATATTCCCTATCAATAGAAGTCTATCTGAGAGGTACATGGTGTGTTATAATAAAGAGAATGGCTTAAATGTATTCAATGTTGATACTGGTGAACTGTGTACAGTTACAGGAGATACAACATACCTTGATTGTGGTGATATAACACCTAGTAGTGGAATTAAGCATTACACTATTTCTGACTATACATTCCTTACCAATACTACCACTAAGGTCAGTAAGGTTGACGCTATAGTTAAGAGTAGCCCATTTGTGAAGATTGGTTTATTCATTAAACAGGGTGACTTCAATAAAGGTTACAGAGTTACTATTAACGGCATCGAATACAATCACTACACTGGCTCAAACACTACTGCATCGGCAGCTAATTCAGATGTTATTGCCAAAGGTTTAAGGGATGCGTTGAATGCTGGATCTGGAACTATTGGCACACTGAATGGGTGGAAATCTAGGGGTGATGTAGTGTACGCTGAAACCTCCCCATTCCCTAATGAGTGGGAGTCAGTATATGTATCTGATAGTTTATCTGGGAGAGGGTTAGGTTTGATTTATGAGAGTGTTGAAGACATAACAGAACTGCCGATTTATTACATACAAGGTCACAAGGTGAGAGTTAGTGGTGACTCTGAAACGGGAGATGATGACTACTATGTTAAGTTTCAAGCTGATAATGAAACACTCGGTGACATGGAGTACGGAAAAGGATCATGGGTTGAGACATTAGCTGATGATATAGACTTTGCTTTAGAGAAGAACTCCATGCCTCATGCATTAGTGAATACAGGGTTCAATACTTTTGAGTTTAGACCATTTGATTGGTCAGAGAGAACAGTTGGTGATGATAATACTAATCCCTTCCCAAGTTTAGTTGGTGCAAGAATTAATGATATATTCTTATTCAAGGATAGATTAGGTTTCATTTATGATAACTCAGTGTTAATGAGTGAGGCTGGTAATTACTCCAACTTCTTTAGGAACACAGTAATATCTCTACTAGATTCAACACCTATTGATGTGGTTGTTGGTGGTGGTGGATTCGTGAGTTTGCGTAGTGCAGTGCCTACAACTTCAAGACTTATCTTATTCTCTGATCGTGAGCAGTTTGCTTTAAAAGGTGATGAATTATTGACTAATGCCACAGTATCAATCACCCAGATAACTAACTTTGAGAGTGATATATTGATTAAGCCTAGGACTCTGGGTAGATATACCTACTTCCTATCTGGCACACAGAACTCAGTATTGGTTCGTGAGATGTACCTAGATAATCTAGTTAATGATTTTGATACAAATATCATCAACTCTCACTCTCCCACTTTGATACCATTCAATGTTAAAGGTATGAGTGGTAGTAGTGGTGATGATCAGATCATTATTACAATCACAGGCAGTAATGAATACTTCCTATACACCTACCATTGGCAGGGTAACGAGAAGAAGATCTCATCATGGAGTAGACATACTATTGACTGTGATTATATCGTTGGAGCTGAGTTCATTGATGGTGATGTTTACGTGATTGTGAACAATAATAATGACACTCAACTCTTGCGTGGTAGATTTAACAAAGACCCTAAGAATGGCGTATATTCTTCATACAGGCAGGTGACAACGCTCTCATCTCTAAGGGTGTATGGTATGGAGAATGACACCTTGAATGGCTTGTATGTACACACAGGGCAACAGCACGAAGGATATGATTTACTTCGCCACGAGGATTCAACTAATCTTGTAATTAGGTACGGAGGAGGCAATGATAATTTAGCTAGGATTTGGCAACTGTATGATGAAACAGCTACAGTAGTTAAAGCTACATCTATGATTGAGGCCACTTACATCACTAACAATTATGAGGTGCAAGATGTGTACAATCCTTATCAGATAACTTTATGGAATGAGAAATAATGGCCGCTATACAACAACTTAATAATGGGAGGATATACCTTCCTCACTCTGGGGAGCTTCTTGGTACACCTAACTATTTACGTTTACGTTCACCTAAATTCCAGCCGAAGTTCACACTGAAATCTGAATTAGTGAGCGGTGCTGATGGCATTGTTGTGACTAATAACTTGAGGTATTCATATGGTGGTGCTCAACAAACTGGAGGTGATTCTCCATCAGCACCAAATGATACTTACATCCCCATAAATGGTAGTGAAGGCATAGACCAAGAGGTTACATGGACAGAAGGGTTTAGTACATTAATCGAGTTAGATGCTAAATTTGATTCCACCACCTATGCTCCATTACCAGATGATTTCTACAGTTTCATTGATGATTGGTCTAATGGTGTTGGTGGTGTAATACCCTACAGTGATGCAGAGGTTACACTTCCTCACGCATTCACCTTTGGTTGTGTAGTTCGTATTCGCGTGTTCGCAGTTAATGTTGACAGAAGATATGTAGGCTCAAGAGATGTTGTTTCTTATACTGATGTGCCTATCTACTTAAGTGTAGTGGGTGACTTGGATCAACCACTTGATGATATTAATAATAGGGACTTCGTATTAGATATTGGAGAGGTTGATATGGATGTGGGCTTAATTCAATCAACTGTCATACTCAGTGATCTACCTAGATCTAAGGAGGATATTAAACCGATCCTAACCATCGAAGATGAGACAGTAGCTAAGATCGACTTCAAGAAGCCAGTTGACGATTTAGTTAAACCTACAACAAACTCATTCATCTCCCCCTTCACAACAACCACAGGTAGGTACATATGTGTGAATGGTGATGGTGTATCTAATGCTATAACCTCAACAGTTATTAATGGT